TGCACTGGGCCTCGCCGGAAGTTGTCCTCTCGCACGCATTGCATCCTCCATGTACCCCCTCGCTCCCAAAACACCTTCACCATTTACCAGACGGTTGCGGGCTTCCACGAACGTCCTCGACATATCTAGTGTTGCACAAACAACCTTTAGAATTAACTTAATATCTCACAGCCTGTTTACGCACTCGCGTTGTACATATCAGTCGGTTTACGCAATCGCGTTTCCAGGATGTTCTCTTCTGTAATTTCTGTAAAATTTCGTGCTGTTTCGTTAATGAGAGGCTTGACGTAAGGAGAATCCGACGCGGACGAAGCTGGATCTGTTTCGTTAAGGAGAGGCACGTAAGGAGAATCCGACGTGGTTTCGTTAAGGAGAGGCACGTAAGGAGAATCCGACGTGGGCCAACTTTCGGTTTGAAGAGTACCGGGAGGACTATATGGCCTGTACGGCGTCAAGAAAGGATCTCGAGTAAGCAATTCATCAGACGCGGACGAAGCTGGATCTGGAGAAGTAACGTCAAATTCCATTTTGTGCGGTTTCGACACTCTTGGCGTCAAGATAGGCTTAAGCATATACTTAGTATTCCGTTCTTCAATTCCTTTTTTTGCATTCCTGCCTTCAATGCCTTCCCGCCAACCCTTCATTCCATAAGGCATCATTGAGCCGTCACCAAACTCACCAGGAATGCCTAGTCGCTTCGTCATACAAATCTCCGGACCAACCGGACGACCCTTCACCCAATGCTTAAAGTAAACCCACGCCTGCTCAAGGTTTTGCGGACCTGTTTCTGCGAGAAGATTCATGCGTAAATCAGCTTCAGTTGCCAACCTCTTCTGGTCACGCAGGTAATCGCGCACGCCAGGCAAATGGGTCAACTGTCTCCGTCCCCACCAAGTTGGATACCAGTCTGCCTTTAGTGGCTGCCCAGGCACCTCGTCCTTTTCTCGAAAAACAGCCAGGCGTTGTGGTTTACCTGCATCGTTTTTATAAGGGAGTTTTGCCAAATTGTCCTGATGTTGACCCGCAAGCCATTGATTGAACTCCGCCTTCAGGCACTCATCAGCTTCCTGTTTGTAATCTTCGCTAATCTTGTCGTAGTAAATGAAATCTTTTACTTCCTTAGTTATTTTGCCCCCCGACGGACCTTGAGCATACTTGCCCTGAGGATTAGACAAGCGCTGTTTCAAGTATTCAGATTCGTATTTAGGCCAGGCGTGTGCTACCTTAGCCTCTTCATAGGAGCCTCTATGTCCGCCTTGGGCTGTACTGAGGTCGCCGCGACCCTGCCAATTCCATGGCATTTACACGAACATCAGAAGAACTTTCCAACACACACATACAGGAGCACACATACAGATGACAACCCTCCAACAACGCACGCCCGCATGGCACGCTGCTCGGCGCGGCAAACTGACATGTTCCAATCTTGGTGCGCTTCTCGGCCAGGTCAGTTACACTTCAAGACCTCAAGCTTATAGACGGGCACTTGGGTTGGAGAAGTTTCAGGGCAATGTCGCCACACAATGGGGCACGGATAATGAACCTAATGGTCTCATGGCTTACATGCAGCGCACCGGAAACGTCGTGATGGCTACTGGACTACACGTGCATTCAAATTATAATTGGCTCGCCGGGTCGCCCGATGGTTTGATTGGTGAGGAAGGTATGATTGAAGTGAAATGTCCCTTTTATGCACGCCGAGACGGGTCGTCACGTGTGCACAAGAAGGTCCCAGGCCACTACTGGATGCAAATTAATGCCTTGCTGGAAATAACGGGACGCAAGTGGTGTGACTACGCCTGTTGGGCACCGGAGGGCATGGCCGTCTACCGAATCTACAAAGATAGTGAAACCTTTGATTACCTATTGCAACATTACATTGCGGTCAATGCGGCGATAAACATGCTTGCAGATCAACCACCCGCATTGTCAACGCAGATAAAGAGCGAGATAGCCACGCGGATCGAGGAAGCGATGAACATTGGCGTGGACTTAAACTTCTGGGCAGGCACGGTCGATTCACAGCCTCCAGTGCGCGAAGATTCTGAAACAGAATTAACAGAGGATGGAGACTCGCTACCGCCCGCCAAAGGACGTCGTCTTTCCAAAGAGAGCACAGACGGAACGACTGGTGACGCCACAGAGGCTGGCAACAGCAATTCCGTTTGCGTCAAAGATACTTAAATCACACCAGTGCAAGCTGCGCAGACACTTCTCACGCTACGCAACCCGTAAATATCTCTGCAAGCCACAGCAAGTACACTTCGTGGACACGCATAAGCTGCTGCAACGGGTGACTTTGGGAGTGGAAGGCGCTCTTAATTTGGGTGAAACGGACGGAGTTGGTATTGCGATTTCGGACACTATCCCTATGACGTTTGACGAACTTGTGGGTGTGTTGGTCCATGAATGTTTACACAATTATTGCACTGTGCGTGGGCGATTCATGTCTTGTCACAGTGAGCACATTTGTATGAGAGGGCTAGGTGACGAGTGTTGTGCTTAATTCTGAATGCACAATGAGAAATGGGCACACAAATCCGCGCAGATGCGTGTACTGGATCGTGGTTTGGTAAACCAGGCAGTCGTGCTGATATGATACCTACGTTTTTCGGGTACTTCACGCCAGTCAGATCGAATAGGCCGACTAGTCTGTGCAACGAACGTCCACGTCGCCACGATGCACGGGTACTTAGTGGAACGAAACCAACATATGGTTCTGGTATACCTGCATTGAATTCTTATGAAACTGACGACTGGGGCATCGGGAAGGGGTCAGCTGGAGAGCACATAAAGGCAAGCACTGCAGAAGGTTCAGTGAACCTTCCAAGACAGGGCCTAGAACAAGTAAAGAACCATTATCTACCCCAGTGCGCAACCATAGATTTGCTGACGCACACGCCAGACACACGCTTGCAGCACCCACCACTCCGCTACTACAAATGATGAATCGCAAATCTTTCGTCCCACTAGACGAGCTCAAGCCAGACGAGCTCAAGTTCACACTAACAACCGACCGCCACGGAAAGCAAGCAGTTCACATGGGCTCCGCTGACTACCGCGACATTGCCTTCGTCTCCCCAGCGTGCGTGACACACTGGCCGCGCTGCACTGGGGATGGGAACTTTGGCACAATGTGGGGCCCCAGTGACATCAGCAAAGCTAAGTTTTCTCTCGACTTGACCGACGCACCGATTAACGGCGACACCAACACCGGCTTTACGTTGATGGCGAATACGGTCGATGCCATCGACGACAAGCTGCTCGACTTTGTGTATAACAATCAACTCAAGATACTAGGACGCAAAAACCTGAGTAGGGACGAATGCAAGATGCTACAGATTCGAACTGTGCGTGCCAAGTACGACAAGGTGAGCGGGGCATTGACTGGCCACTCGGTGCAACTGTCAACACCCAAGTTCACTTGGGACGGGATGGGTGGCAAGTATGCTCGTGTCGTGAATGTCTGTGACCATACTGGTCAGGTCATTACAAGTGGAACGGTGTCACCTGGAGACGTTGTTGCAGCAACAGTGCACGCAGCTCAGGTTTACACTGGGGTTGGTGGCGACAAGTTTGGGATTCAGTGGAGTTTTGAGGACGTCTCGGTCATTTGCCAGCGTAGCAAGCTGGAGGTCAAGTCACAAGTGTCGGCGTTTGCAAATGCTAATTACGACTTCGCCACGACGTATGACGACAGTAGTTCCTTTTCTGATCCGATCCTAGTTGCATGAGCAAACGCAATGACAAAAGCACGGATGAGACAACGCAATCTCAACCCGGAGCAACCAACCCTCGCGTTCAAGATCGCACTGAACCCAAACCGACGAAACACACCTTTGGAAGCGGCGCCACGATGCCTGTCTTAGCAGCCGATAAATATGCACAAGTAGTTCTACCAAATTTGTCAGAGTTTAATCCGGAGAATATCAAACTGGACGGAACGGTTGTAGCAATAGGAAAGCGGCGCACAGGAAAGTCGTGGATATTCCGTAATCTCATGTATTTAATGAAAGACAAGTTACCAGCCGGTATTGTCATAAGTCAAACAGACGAGCTCAACAAATTTTGGCGCCAATACATACCAGCCAAGTACATTTACAATAAGTATGAACCTGAAATATTGGACGCAGTGTTCTCGCGACAGAAGAAGATATTGAACGACAATAACCTTTCGGATGCTGAGAAGGATAAAAAGGCTCCGTTTTTTGTGTTGCTTGATGATGTAATTAGCGACCAGCGCCTCAGATATGACGCGAACTTGATGGAATTGTTTGTCGCAGGGCGTCACTACAGATTGTTTGTTCTTATCACAACACAATACGCAAAGGCTATTACTCCTACGCTCCGTGGCAACACAGACTACTGTTTTATGATGAAATGTATACAGTCTAAGCAAAGGGAGGCGTTATGGGAAGACTTCGCGGATTTCCTTACAAAGGATGCATTCGGACAGATGATTGATGCCTACACAGAGGACAACGAGGTTCTTGTGGTTGACACGTGTCCAGAACACACAGTAAATCCACTCGAGATGTTATACTGGTGGAAGGCGGTTGACCCGGGCAAGTTTAAAGTTGGCAGTGAAGAGTACTGGCGCTCTGCAATGGTCACTGATAACGGTGCTGTGCCACCAACAGGAAAGCCTAAGAATGTGACGGACTTGGTCACACCCCGAGACATAGCTGGTTACCCCTTTAACCAGATGATATAATTCTAAGTTCTGTCATAGAGATATGTCCACAGCACGAGCTATTCAAGTCTCGATCACACACGTGGGGCTTGGGATCGCCGTGGGTTCACTAATCGAGGGCGTTTTGCCGAGCGTGAATGACGGTGCTTCTTTGCAACAGCAGCTATTCGAGGCTCTTGTGCAGGTCGGTTTGAATGGGGCAGCTCTGTCCGTGATGTCATCTTATTTACGCAACGACGATCCAACGTTCGGAATACCATTCTCGGCAGCGTTGTTTGAGGCTCAGCCAGCACTGGGGGCACGTATTCGCTCGCTAGCTGTTGTAGCAAAAGGTCAGGTCGCTCAAGCAGTACAGCGAACGGGGCCACTGCTGCCAGCGGTGTAACATCCCATTTTAGTGAAGTTGCCATCAATGTCCACATCTCATCTAATTGACGAAGCTTCTGCTTTGACTTAATTAAGGGGAAAAACATGCAAAACTGAGTGCAATTCAGTTGTTGAAACAGGCGACAGAAGACGTAATTGTAGTTCAGGAAGTTTTTACGATTTCCGACCCGGAAGCAATTAAAGGGCTCCTGTAGCTCTTGGAACATACTGTCCAGCTTGTGAATAAGAAGAGACCCTGGGATTGGTGGCGCGATACGAGTCACACGGAAGATGATCTGCAACCACTTCTCGATGTACAGCTGCATCCCTAAAGATCGCAGTACCGCGCGGACTGTGTCTTTGTTGATAACTGTGTGCGTGCCGTCGCATAGCTTCTCAGCAATCTGTAACATTTGGTCTTGAGGTATTTGACTTTCCATAAGCAAAAGCTGAGAGATGCGTTCGTGCCAATGATGAATGCGCTTGTAGTTGCTGTTACGCAATGGTAAGTTGTTTCCAAACATTGTTTCGTAGAAGACGTAGCCTGGCTGCACCACACCGCAACTGTCGCAAACATGACTTCCCGGGTAGCTGGAGTTAGAAGTACTATAGCTGAAGCAACCTCCACCGCAACAAACACAGCGAGTAGAGTTGCTCGCAGGGGTAGGCCGCTCTGCAGCAAGTAAATGCTCCAAATCATTAAAAACAAGATCCAACAAGTGCTGATCGTAGCAAGGGGGGTCCATTCCATGTGTGCGCCACAATCGAGTACCAGAAATTGTAAGAGCATTTTCCAAGCAATGACCAGGAAATGGAGCTGAGTGGGTGTCCAGAGCGATGGGTCGACGTTTTCGTCACAAAGCAAGCGGACGACCCAGTCAACGGCGGGGCCTACTTATACGACGACACCTTCTGCTGCACTATACAATCCATTGAGTTTAAAATCGGTGCAGGCGCGGGGACTACACGCGCATACATTACTGAAAATGATTCTCCTTGGATATTGCCGACGTGGACAAAAGAGTA